GGTATATTTAAACTCGGTGGAAAAGGGATTAAATCAGCACTTGGTGGTATATTTAAACTCGGTGGAAAAGGGATTTCATCACTATTTGGTGCAAATGGTATAATAGGAAAACCACTAATAGGAATGTTCTCAAAGGGCGCAGGAGCAGTGAGTGGTTTGGTTTCTGGTGCAAGTGCAGGTTTGGCTTCTATGGTTAGTGGTGTAGCATCTACGGCTGTCGCAGCCACAAAAACTATTGCAGGAAAAGTTATAGGTGAAGGGGCTGCAAAGGTTGGTGGTGGAGTTGCAAAAGCAGCCAAGGGTGGAAGTTGGTGGGGCAAGGCGGCTAGTTGGGTTGGCAAAAAAGCATCAGCAGTTGGTGGAGCAGTTGCGGGTGTTGCAAAGGGTGGTTTGAATCTTGCAAAGAAAGGTGCGGGTGCTATAAAGAAAGGTGCGAAGTTTGTTGTAAAGAAAGGCAAAGATGTATTATTTAAACCAATTTCAAAATTCCTTGCAAAGAATGGTGGAAAAATATTCAAAAGTGCTTTAAAGATTCCAATTCTTGGTGCAATCCTAGAAGGATTCTTTGCCAATAGTGACATTAAAGAAATTCTTGCAAATCCAGAATTATCAAAAGAAGAAAAGAAGCAAGCAGTAGGTAAACGAATTTCTGGTGCAATTGGTAGTTTGATGGGTTCTGCCCTTGGTGCTGCCTTGGGAAGTCTTATTCCAATCCCAGGCGTTGGAACATTACTTGGTGCAGTTGGTGGTGACTATGCAGGTAGATGGGTAGGAGAAAAACTTGCTGATTTGCTTGGAGCAAAAACTATTGGTTCATTAGCAATTAACAGTTTATATGGTGGAATGCCCGAAACAGAAGAAGAAAAAGCCCCTGCTTCCGCTACTGCATCTTCTTCTAAAACATCTTCTTCTAAAGCATCTTCTTCAGATGATACTATGAGTTCAAAAGCCTTCTCAGGCAACACTCGAAAAGAAAGACTAGAAAGCAAACTGGAGTTTACGAAGACCAGTGGACCAAGGAATAAAAGAAACCCTGCTTCGGTCAGGGCTCATAAAATGAGAGTCCAACAGATTGAAAACGAAATTGCAAAAGAAACCTCTAAAGGGGACTTGCGAACTGCACCCAAAGCACCGAACAGTCCAAGTCAACAGAGTGTCGAGGCACAAAGAGCAGTTTCCAATCAACCTGCAATTTCTCAACCCGCAACACCTAATGCACCAGTAATAACTAATACAGTAATGAAAAATGAAAATAATGTATACCATTCGCCAAATCCGTCTGCTCGTGACACAAGCGGTGTTCAATATAAAAATCAAAAATCATTCTCATAAAAAGAAACAAGGAGAGCATTGCTACTCTCCTTGTTCCAAACCGATGTTAGTATAGAAAATTATTAATTTTCGTTAGCGAGTTTTTCAAAATAACTCAAAGCATCATCTTCATCCGAATCATTAGCAGTATCTTCCGTTACTGCTTTCGTTGAAGGTGCAGGTCGCTGACTCACTGTAGATGCATCATCATCACTGTCTGCGATATCATCTGCACTCTGAGCAACTCGTCCACTAACACCACCACCAATTACTTTACTCATTCGCTCTGAAAGGTCATTATATGATTTGAATTGGTCAGCACCAACAAACTCTTGAAGTTTGTATTGGCTATTCCATAATGTTTCCAATGCATCATCATCACCATCAAGCAACGGACTGACCGAATCAAATTCACTCTTGTCATAGTTTACAAATCCACCAACCTTACGAATCTTCAGTTTGAAGTTCGCACCCTTCCATAAATCGAATGGGTTGATTGGGTCTTCGTCTTCAAACTCTGGCTGAATGACTTCTTGAATTTTATCAAAAATCTTCTTACCAAATTTATATAAGAAAACCTTACCTTCGTTTTCAGGATTCTTCGAGTCACTCACAACCATAATGTTTGCGATGTAAGATAATCGGCGTTTACGGTTTCGTGCAACATCTTTATCTGCTTCGTTACCGCTATTCCAAAGTTCACCATTTGCTTCACAAATAGGACACTTCTTACCGATAGTCGTTGGACAGTTATCAATCAACCATCCACCTTTACCTTTGAATCCGTGATTAAATACACGAACCCACGGAACATCTTCACCATTAACAGGTGGAAGAAAACGAATCACTGCATATCCGTTATCTGATTTATCTCGTGATGGTTTCCAAAATCGGTCATCGGTATAATCTTTCTTGCTAGTCGATGCGATTTTGCTTAGTTCATCCATCAGGTTGTTTGTGCTTCCTGCGGATTTCTTCATTTTACTAAAACTCATAAATTGTTCTCCTTGTTGTATTGTATTTTGAACGAAGTTTTGTATGTGCGTATTGTATGTGAACGGCTATTTTATGTCAAACATTAAATGGAAGTTTTGTGGTCTTGGGAAGAAGATTTATGTCTTGTCCCTCTTTACCAATTTTTTCTTTGATTGGTTGAGAAAGCATTCTGGCTGCCACAAATGGTTCTATCTCATTCTCCTCACAGACGAACAAAACGGCATCCATATAATTATCGTATCTCCCCTCAATCACGAGGTCTTCAACGGATTTGCAAAATTTGTTTTCATCTTCAATAATCATAGTATATTTCCTTGTATTGTATAAATAAGTTTCTACTCTGTATATATAAGTATAGTACAAATTTGTCAATAGTCAAATGAAATCTATGGAGATATTTAAGCAATGGCCGATAATCTAAAAGTAACATCAACAGACCCCACTGGAGCAACAGTGGCTACCGATAATGTAGGTGATGCTCATTATCAATATGTAAAAATTGCGGTAGGTTCGGATAATACAGCCACACCGTGTGATGACTCCAATCCAATCCCAATAGTATATACAAGTTCTTCTGGGGCAGCATATCTTCCAGTAGCAGGAAGCACAAACGGAAATGAACCTGTTGTGGTTGAAATCAGTGGTGGAGCATCGTTCGATGTTTCCAATGTAACTGTATCAGGTGGAACAATTGGGATTGATAGTAATGTCACAGCAGATATTGAAACAATTGCCTCTGGAATCACAGTTGGTGTTGCAACAGTCGGTACTGAAACTGTAACTATAGATGGTTATGTTGGTCTAAGTGCAGGAACAAATAATATAGGCGATGTAGATGTTTTAACCGTTGCAATTCCAACAGGTGTTACCTGTGGTGGAGTGTCCGCCGGTGTAAATGGAATGACATTCACAGACTATACAGGGTTTGAAAGTGGTATACGAATTACAAATGCGGGGACTGTTGACACTGCATATATAGGACCCCTTGGGGCAGGAACAACAATGGGATATCCGTTAGCACCTCTTGACACGATATTTCTGGAAATGTCCGATGGTAGTTCCCTTCGTGTAATGACTGCATCAGGTACAACCGATATTCGATTTATTGGGTCATAAAAAAATAATAATAATAATATGAGCAGAGCAAGACACAAACTTACTGGTATTCGTCACGCATTGCACAATCACAATACAAAAACAATTGTTGACTCAGGTTCAAACGGTACAGATATTATCATCGATGACGGATTAGTTGGAGGGACTCTCGATGGTGACTCTTATATAGTTGAAAAGATTGGCGGTCCATTGGATATGCCCATTGACAACCCTATGTATGGTCACGCTTCAGATTGGCACGATTCACTTCTCATTAAAGTGGGTTCTTACGCATCAACGAGTCAATATGGCCCCATTGTTTGGATTTATCGAATGTTATATAATGTTAATTTGTTCGCTGGTGGGGAGAATCTAAATTCAAATACAGAAATTAAAAACGCAGTATTAACACTTACGATAGGCGGTGGCAACGCTTCGTCATTTGATGGCGGGCCCTATAACGTTTCAAATACAAAATTATGTAACATTTACAGAAACAGACAAACACTTCCAAGTGATATTGATGTTTCATATTCTTGGTGGATGAATTGGGGACCCCTAGCGGGCAACACTTGGGGAACGGAAGGTGCAGAGAACCCAACACAAGACATAGACAGAACTGTATCTTCATCGTTTTATTTACTGCCAAAGGCTGATTCCAATTACGATGGTGACGAAGCGTGGTGGTACAATGACCAAGTTGATATTAATATTACCGAATTAGTGCAAG